GTGCTGTTGAAATAGACGAGACATAACCTCAGTAGCAATCTCCTCGTGCATAGGCTCTTCGTTCTCTATGCGTTTGAACAACTGCTTGTATGTCTCCTTGTTAGCTGTAGTCATAGTGCGGTTAGCTGTAAAGAACAACGACTCCAGTTCAGCAGGGCTGACTGACTTATCGTATACATCCATAGCTTGATCTAAGGCTTGCTTGATCTTACGCATATCTTTAGTGAACAACTCATCAGGGCAACGTATGCCTTTGTGGTTGTCATAGAACTCTTTGTCTAACAGGGTACGTAGTAACGCTGTCTCACTCATCGTCGTAGTCTCCTCTACTTCGTAGTACTAAGTCCTCTAGTACAGTCAGTACTGTAATGAAAGGCCAAGTCAAGGCTAGCCATATGTGTGCGTTAGGTCTATCAGGATCAGCTGCATCTGTAATGTACAACAATAGGATAGCACCCAAGCCATACATAACTAACAGACCGTAAATAAAATGTAAGTCTAACAAAAAACTATTCCTCCTCTAAGCAGAAGCTACACCAGTCACCCTCAAGCGCTGGGCCTCCACAAGATACACACTTGTTTGTGTCATCAGTACCAAACTTATACTCTGTAAGCTCGTCTGTCTCAGAGCTTATGTGATCTTCTATAAAGTCATAGACTACCTGCAAGTCTAGCTTGGCTGCTGCACAATACAAGACTAGCTTCAGTCCTTCTTCCTGCAGTAGCTTGGCACAGTTGTTATCAAGGTGGAACTGATATGTGGCACTGCCATCCTCGTGTTGCTCTACTTGTTCTACTCCAATCATACCAGCGTCAGTCATCATCCTTCTCCTGTTAGCTTCTCAAGTTTCTCTCTCCACATGTCAGGGCCATTTAGGGTGCCTAATGTAAGCATTCCATCTTCAATAGTTATGGTTAGTGGCAATAACCCCTCAAATCTTTCCCCTTTCGATGTGATTAGATCAGCTAGTACCTTAACTTGTGTAATTGTTTTAGTCATTCTGCGTACTCCATTAATGCATCCCACGATACAGGATATATCTTAGCCATAGTCAAAGCAACCTTCTGTGCTACTAACTGTGTCTCTTCTTGTGTGTCTGACTTCAAACGTAGGCTACACATCTTAGCAAAGGCGAACAGTGTGCCTGACCAGTACCACTCAGTCATCATAGACTGTGGCAATACCATACGTGCTTGCTCTGGTGCTACACCTTCGTCTAACATTTGTTGATACCCTTTCAGTGCGGTCATAGTGTGATAGTTGATGTTGAAGTTGCTCTTCACCTCACCCTCACTACCTTGTTTCTTGTCAGTACTACGTCCTCTCCACGTAAGGGGAAAGTAAAACTCAGGATCATCATCCACATACCTACGGCTGATTTCATTCCACGGCATATACTCGTGCTTCTGAAGCTGACGTGCTACAAAGATAGGTGCCTTGACGTGGAATGTAACAAACGTGTGGTTGAATGGTGACTTGTGTTTATGCTTAGCTAGATACTTGATTAGCTTAGCGTCTTTAGGTTTCAACACTAGCTGCTCACCGTAGTGTATGCGTGGCATCCATTCGCTTTTCTTACCGAAGCTAACACGTGCTGCGTTAACTACAGATAAGTCTGAACCCATATGATCTATGTATGTTACTTCAATCATTTTACATTTACCTCTAAACAAATTACTGCTTCACCCTGATGGGTAACTAATACTTGTGCATCATCTAATGCTTGAATGCATTCCTCTTCCTTAGCGTAGTTGTTTATCTGATAGTACTCTACGCCTTGGCTGTTTGTCATTTGAAACCAAACTAAAACCCAAACCATTATAGCATCTCCTTTAATCTCATTATATCATCTTGTACACCATACTTGATGTCGTCGTCAAGTAGTAATGCTCTTGTAGGTAGGCCAGTCCATAGCTCTACCTCTCGCTTGTATTGCAAGGTCTTGTGTGTAGCGTCCCTGTCTAACGCTATAACTACCTCACGAAACTCACCTAAATGTTTCATTATTGTAACATTAAGTGATGTACCTAGTATGGCAAAACCTACTGCGCTGGGTGCAAAGTGTGACACTTTTATCGCACTTATCACATCCTCAACTACTACAGCTACATCTGCATCAGGGTTAACTCGCTTAGTAAAGAAGTCAGCTTGGCCTGAGTAGCGATACCATTTAGGTACAGCACCATCAAGCGCACGTCCCACAGCATCCAGTAGTCTACCGTTGTAGTGGATAGGAAACACAGCACGTCTGTCCTTCACGTCATACATCAAGCCCTCATTGTGCAGGTCATACTTGTCGATGAACTTGTGCAGTAGTACATGTTCCGAAGTTGGCTGTACTACATATTCTGGATAAACTAAGGGCTGTAACTCTTTGTTTTCATTAGCGTTTCTTGGTTTAGCCATACGCAATTTTAGTTCCTCGACAGTCATGTCTGTAGCGTATGCACCCTTGAGTGTACAGTCTAGCTTGAAGCAGTTGTAAACATACTCACCGCCATCCTTGAAGCATGTGAAGGTATTACGTCCTCTGCAACTAGGGCAGTCGAGACGTAAGGAGTCTCCATCCTTTAAGTCAAGAGTATCTAGGAACCCTCTGATGTTCATTCTTTTATTCCTTTACGCTTGGCTAGTGCAGCTGACGCACCACTGAATGTATTGACCAGGTAAGGCTTGATACTTGCGATGTCCTGGTGCCCACTCACTTGCATGATACCTACAGCATCAACGCCTGCCTCTACCATCTCAGTGATAGCAGTGCGGCGTAAGTCTCTGGCTTGTAGTTCAGCAGGTAGTCCTGCCTCTGCTTTAACTCTGTTAACTACATCGTGAATACCTAGCTCATTGTAAGGCGGGTAGTGTCCACCCTTTGGGTTAGGTTGTGGTGCTACATACTTCTGGAAGTTGAAGTATTCATGCTGTGCCTTGAGCATAGCTAAGAGATCGTCAGGTATAGGTAGGTGTACCTCAGCACCACGCTTGGATTGTGTGATGTCTACACGATGGTTGTCGAAGTCGATAGCATCCCACTCAAGCAGACGCATGTCACCTAAGCGCTGACCCCATTCGTATGCCATGTGTACGATCAGACCAATGCTACGGTACTTCCACTTAGAGTAAGCTACATCTAAGAAAGCAGTAACCTGACTACGTTCCCACTTTACTTTGCGTGGCTTGGTAGTCTTGCGGCGTAGCAGAGAGACTGGGTTAGCAAGCATAGCTTCGTGACGCATAGCTGTATTGAATACAACACTCAAGGCAGCAGCTGTGTAGTTAGCTGCGCTGGGTCCGTTCTCTTCTACCCATCTGTCGTAAGCATACGTGATGTGCTTGAACATGATGTCACCCAGGCGAATATTACCTAGCTGCTTGCCATTCTGTACAGAGGTATCGCATGCACGAGTAAGTGAACGCTCATACTTGTACTGCACTGTACCTGATAGCTCAGCATATGGCTTGCTGTGTAAGTACTGATCAACCGCATCACTCAGCTTAGTGCTTTTGTTTAACTCCAGTCTCTTGTACTTTACCATTTCTTCCTCACTTTCCAGTATGCCCAACACTCTACGCAGTGACCTTTACCTAATAGTAAATCAATTAGATAAACGATGTTAGGCTTTCCGTCCTTCTGCCACTGATAGTTCCTTGCACTGAAGGTCTGATTGTTTTTGCCTCCCAAGAGTACGTTTAGTAGTACACTCACTGCTGTCAGTACCCTGCTCAGGTAGGTTACCAACCCAGTGCGTAACGTCATCAGACGGGTCATCCTCTTGTCCTTCCATATCATATAGCTCCCAAGCCTACACCTACAGTGATGCACGTTATAAGTACGATAGCACAGAATAGCAGTAGGTCTTTAAAAATTTGGAACATACAGTTCCCCCTTGTCACGTAGTGCATCAATGTGGCGTAGCTCTTGACGTAAAGCATCAGCCTCATCGAACTCACCATCCCAGTCAGCATCGTCGATAGCACGAGCTACACGATTATGCTCCTCATTGATAGGTGACAAACGTGGATCATCATAGTTAGGCATCTTCATACTCCTCTTGATACTCTTTCCAACTTTCATAGTCATCATCTAAACCCCACTCAGAGATCAGATCATTAGGTATATCATCAGCCCAGTCATCATTAGTATAGTCTACTTCGTAACAACTGTCCTCATCTAAATCATATAGACCTACAAAGCACATACCTGGCTCATAGTATGATGCAGATATCTTGATGTCGTGAATCTCCTGAGCATTACGGTACGCTGCAATAGGTGGACTCCACGCAGTATCAAAGCTTAGGTAGGCAAAGTAATCACCTTCTATCTCTTCAGGCCCATCGACAGTAGCTTCTCTGACCTCCCACTTAGTACCCCATTCTTCCCACGCTTTGTGGTAATCCCACTCACCGATAGGGTTAAGGAACTCTAGTAGTTTATCTTCTTGAGCAGCAGCAACCAGAGCATCCATCTTCTCTTTGGTTCCACTGACAGTGATTGTATTCATACACCAGTTAGGCATTGTTGTTCTCCTATGTATAAGTAAAGGCGGGGCAGAAGCCCCACTAGTTTAGCCTGCAAAGTGACGCACCTTACGTGAGCCACGCTTGTTGCCAGACTGTTCGATGTACACGCTGAGCTTACCGAAGTGGTAGCCTGTCATACATACACCCTTCTGAATGCCATAGCGTTTGGGTGAACGTGGCTTACGCTTACGTGCCAGACCTTTGATACCTGCGAAGTTGAAACGGAAGCCGTTAGTGCCATCGTTAAGTGGTTTAGTTGCGAAACATACAAACATTATTTTGTCTCCTCTAGTGCTGTACGAATTTCAGATAGTAAGTTCTTGAGTTCTGTGT